CACTATATTTGGCACATACACACGGTGCACCAGTTTCGCAAGTAGATACAGATGATACAGGTGCTGAAACTTGGTCTGCGGTTGACTTAAATTCTTTGTGATAATAGTAATACCACCAAACTCAAAAATCTCAAACTTGGCTAAATACTACTAACACAACTGTACCTTGCTCAAGGGGAATATGGAACCGCAAGCAGAAAACAGTGTAAAAACTATTGCGGAGTTTAACCATAAATGTCAGTCTTAACCAGAATTAAGAATAATCAAATCTTAGACTCAACTATCTATGCCAATGCAAAGATTGTTCCGGGTTCTATTGTAGGTAGTTTATTCAACACTAACCTAACAATGACCAGTGATGTTACTATCACTGGTAACTTGACAGTACAGGGGTCAAGTACATACCTAACAGTAGCCAGCACAAACACATTCGTAAACGATCCGTTGATCGTTATGAACAATGCGTTTAGCGGTACTAACACATATGATTTAGGATTTATTTTTAACCGTGGTTCACTGTTAAATCAAGCTCTTATATGGAATGAATACAGTAACGAATTTAGATTCGTTGGTACCACTGAATCAGGAACTACCTACGGTAATATTAACCAAACTTCGTTTGCTAACGTAAGTCTTGGTAACTTAGATGTAATATATTCTGCAAGAATTGGCGCAATCATTTCAGAAGGCGGAATTGAAGGTGCAAACTTAAATGTTTCGGGTAACGTATTAGCATCAACTGTTGGTGCAAGTTTCTTAACAGCAAGTACAGCAACAATAGGAAATATTTCAGCAGTTACATTTGGTAATACTGGTGCAGTATTCACAGGTGCCAGTGTTAATATGTCTGGTAATGTAAGTGCTGCTACATTAATTGCAGGACAGATTAATACAACAGGTAACGTATTAGCTTCAACAGTTGGGGCCAGCTACCTAACAGCAAGTACAGCAACAATTGGAAATATTTCAGCAGTTACTATCGGTAATGCTGGTGCATATTTAACTGGTGGTAATTTAAACATCACAGGTAACGTATTAGGTGGATTAGCTCAATTCTCTGCTATTAATAGCACACCAATTGGCAATGCTACACCAAGCACTGCGGCATTTACTACACTAACAGCCAGCGGGTTAACTACACTTACTAATACAACTCCAGCAACAGGTTTAGGTACAGGAGCATTACAGGTTAGCGGTGGCACAAGTATAGCTGGTAATTTATGGGTTGGTGGTAACCTAAACGTTGTTGGTAATTCGTTTACTATTATCAGTAATGCTGGTGTATTCTACGGAGATGCTAACGGATTTGGTGCACTATACGCAGGTACTCCTGGATATACACCATTACCACAAACAGTTCTTCAAACTTCAGCTGACTTCAATGGTTATGCGCAAAATAACTTTGAAAATCTAAATACAGGCGCTCAAGCAAGTACAGATTGGGTAGCTACAGCCGGTGACGGCGGTGATGTAGATCACTACATTGACATGGGTATTACAACTGCTAACTGGGATGGAACCCAAGATAACAGTTTAACTAACGCACTTGCAGGTAACGATGGTTACATGTATGTACAAGGTAACGTTACAACAGGGCAAGGTGGTAATTTAGTAGTAGGTGCAAGCACTCCTGGTACTAAGAAAGTTAGTGTTATTGTTGGTGGTAATACAGCCAGCAGTATCACAGCAGTATTTAGAAACCCTAACACACAGTCAACAACACCAACAACTGGCGCATTAACAGTAGCAGGTGGTGTTGGTATTACTGGCAACGCAGTCATTGGTGCTAACTTATTAGCACAAGGCGCTGCTATATTACAAAGTTCATTAACTACAGCAGGCGTGGTATCGTTTACTGATATAACAAACTCAACCGGTGTAAGCACAGGTGGTGCGCTAACAGTAGCTGGTGGTGCAGCAATTGCTAAAGATTTATGGGTTGGTGGTAACGTATATGCCGCAAATATTATTGGTACAAGCTATCAATACTTAACGATCGTTGACCCGTTAGTTAACTTCCGTGCTAATGTAACATATCCATACAATTATGATATTGGTTTTTACAGCTCATTTGTAGGTGGCCCAGCTAACGTTGAAGCAACCAGCGGTGTTGTTCGTGATGACTCGGATGGTGTATGGAAATTCTTTAGTAACGTATCAGAACCTGCAGGCGGCACACTAACATTTAACAGTGATACCTTGTGGGACGGCATTAAAGCAGGTAATTTATTCTTAACAGATGCTACTGCATCATCTACTACAGGCACAGGTGCATTAATAGTAACCGGTGGTGCTGGTATTGGCGGTAGTTTATATGCCCGTGACATTCAAGCAACTGTTATAGGTAACGTATCCCCAGCAGCAGGCTTCTTTACGCAATTAAATTCAACTGGTAACGTTGTTGCTACAGACTACCGTGGTAGTTCATTAAACGTAACAGGCAATGTAAGTGCAAGTGGCGGTATATTTGCTACTGTAGGTGTAACTGGCGGCATTTGGGCTAACAGTTCAACAGAAAGCACAAGTACATCAACAGGATCTATAGTAAGTGCAGGCGGCTTAGGCTTAGCAGGTAATATCTTCCAAGGTGGCGCATACTTAGATACCAGCGCAAGCAATTACATATTTGCAAGTACTCCAGCTACAGTTGATGCATTTAAAGCTGCAACTAATTTAGAGTTTGGTGCTACAAGTGGTACATTAACCATTAACAATCCAACTGTAGTAGGTTCACAGGTAACACAAAACTTATATAACACAGTAGCAACTGCAATAAACTTTGCCGGTGAAGCAAACGTAACAATGGGCACACCAAGCGGTGTTACTACAGTCAGAGGCGGTGCTAATGTACGTGCAACTACTGGTAGTGCAACATACACAACTGGTGCGTTAACAGTAGCAGGTGGCGTAGGTGTTGCAGGCAATATAAACATTGCCGCTGATAAGAAATTAATTATCGGATTAGAATTACCTTCTGCAAGTTCAGATGCAGGTGATGCTCTTAGCATCAACGGTAACAACAGCGCATACCTAAATGCATCTGTACGTAACCTAAGTAACGTAGGTGTAAGTGCATATAGATTAGAATCAGATATAGGAATTACTGCACTATTTGGTATGGTAGGATCTGGATACACTGATCCAACTACAAGATTAACTGCATCAACTGGTTACATCCAATCTGTGGGTACTGACTTTATTGTTGGTGCAGGTGGGGACGTTGACATTACAGTTGGCGGAACAGAGAAAGCTAACGTTATTGCATCATTTAGTGCTACAAATTCAAACGTAACAATATACAGTAGTGGTTCTGCAATAACTCCAAGAACTGGTGCGTTAACAGTAGCAGGTGGTGTTGGTGTAGGCGCTAATTTAGTAGTTGCCGGTGGCGCAATATTTAATTATAACAAAACTTCGGGCAATATTGTAATCAAAGGTAAAACAAATGAAGCTGGTGTTGTTTATGATGTAGGCAATCAACACTTGTTTATTAACGGTCCAGGGTTTGAAGGAAACACCATACCACTTAAAGGCGCAACATTTGCGGTACGGTCAACAGATGCAATGATAGTTCCTGTAGGATCAACTGCATTCCGTCCAAGTAATACTGGTAACGTTGATCTAACAGGTATGTTACGCTTCAATACAACTGTTAACAACCTTGAGTGGTATAACGGATCAGAGTGGGCAGTACCAGGTGCAAGTACTACAGTTATTACCAGTGAACAGTTATTTGGTAACGGAGTAGCAACAGCATTTACAGTCAACAATGCCAGCACAACTAATAGTACAATTATTAGTATCAACGGTGTGGTACAAGCACCAACAACTGCATACGGTATTGTAGGAACAACATTAACCTTTACTGAAGCACCAGCTGAAGGTGACTTAATTGAGGTGCGTACATTAACAACAACATCTGTAATTTCTGCACTAACAAGCTCAAACGGCTTTAACAGTATTGACTTAACAGATTTAGCTAACAATTATGCAAACATTACCACAGGTGAATCAGCAGCTACTCCAAGAATTAGCGTCACTACAGATGGTATTGTCAGCTTAGTAAATAATGCTAAATTAGCTAATCAAAACCCAAGTATTAATATTGCTAATTCAAGTGCACCATATGTGTTAGATACTTTTGTACAGACTAAGTTCAGTACTGCAAAATATGTAGTACAAGCTAAACGTGGATCAACAAATATTGAAAGTATGGATGCTATTGTGGTTACCGACGGGGTAGGCAATGCATTTGTTAGTGTATATGGTGTAATTAACAACGGAACAGCAATGGGTACCTTAAGTGCTAACGTGTTGGGCGGAAACGTTCAATTGTACTACACCAGCACAAGTTTAACTAATAGTAATGTGCGAGTAACTACAAGCTATATCAAATAATTTATGTTAAAAATATATAAACAGTATCGAAAAAACTATAGAAACGAGAACATTGTAGTTGATAGAAACTATACCGACGGTATCTGGCATGATACCGTCGAATTAGTGCAGAATGCTGTAGAAAATAATCAAATATCTAATCGTGCTGTAGTATTAGGTAATGGCCCCAGCAGACTGACATTTAACCTACAACATCTTAAAAATCATAGCGGGCATTTAGGAGCAGACACGGTTCAGACATACGGATGCAATGCATTGTACAGAGACTTTACTCCAGATTTTTTAATTGCTAATGGAAATGCTACTATAATCAGAGAAATAGCCGAATCTGAATACGTCAATAATAATATTGTATATACTAATGCTATTCATTTATTAGAGTACCCAAATAAATTTTATCTAACACCATACGATCCTTATTCAGATGCAGGCACTACTGCATTATATCTTGCGGCATTTGATGGGCACAAAAAAATATTTATGTTAGGATTTGATGGTCAACCTGACGAAAATTTCAACTATAATGTATACGCTGGCACTAACGGATATGATAGTATTAGAACTAATATTTTAGATGACAAATGGATTAATGATCGTAAGCAGGTATTTGATGCGTACGATGATACTGAATTTATTCGTGTTACACAATTTAATACAGAACGTATTCCTGAACCTTGGAAATACTGTACCAACTTTAGACAAATTTCTCACACAGAGTTTGTACTTGAAGCCAGCTTATAGTAATTCTTCTAAGGTTTTTAATTTTTTTACAACAGTATCAAAACTGATAGTTCTCCATACTCCGGGGTGCAAAGGCTTAGGGTGATCTGCTAAACTAACCCAACAAAAGCCTCTATGCTCGTAGTTTAGATCAGGAACAAACTCTTCGTCCACTGGAATAAGAAAAGTATGATAGGTGAATCGTTCATTGGCGCTGGTGAACTTTTCTATAGGAATAACCTTAGTTTCAGAAAAGTTATAACCTAATTCTTCAACTAACTCTCTATGCAAGCTGGATAATAATTGTTCGCCAGGCTCAATTCCACCACCTGCTAAACCCCAAGTACCAGAATATTTTTTTGTATTACGTAAGATAAACAGATAACGGCCAGTGGTAGTGCAATAGATAAAAGTTCCCACACCTTCTATAACACCAGAGTCCAAGTTCCTTCCTTGTATTCGCCTTCCCAGCTTTTTACCCACTGATTGAGATTCCATTTGTATTGAGTGCCTGTGGTTAGATTACTTACATATTGTAGCGTAGAATCAGATTGACTGTCAAATGATACACTCCAATGAGTGCCATTATATTCAATAATATCATTTGCGTGTGCTACCAAATCACGATTATCGCTTCCTCTCCAAGCAGCAGAGCCGGTTGCATTACTGAAATTTCCTATATCGTTTAGTATCAAATAACGAGTTCCGATAGCTGGTTGTGTAATACCAACATTGGTATTTTTGTAAGGATCGATAATAGCAGTTATAGATGGCAGTGTGTTTGTTGGGTAGGTATCAATATCAGCATTGAATATTAATATGCTATCATCTGTTGGATGATAACTCACAGTACCTACAACTTCAGTAAATTCATCTTCTTGTAATAGTCTGATCTGACTTGTTCCGTTTTTTAATGTGCCATATACGTTAATCAGTGAGTTCCAGATGTCTTTGGTTCCTACCTTAGTAGGGGTCGATAATGTAGGATCACGCGGTAATGCTATTTCATTTGATTTTAACAAAGTTAGCTGATTACCAATTAATAAAACACCATATCCTAACGGAGTAAAATATTGTCTTGAAATAAGATTGGTTTCATCAAGTATGTCGTCTGCTAAATTGCCATCACTGTCGTATATGCTGGCAATAATTTTTTGTATAACTCCGAGCTTTTTAACTTTGGCAGGAGCACTAACCCAAATTGGTAAACTAAATGTTAACGTCATAACATCAATTGGATTCTCAGTTCCGATAGGCACTGATCGACTGGACCAATTAACAGCATCTAAATATATTACAGATAAACTGGCCCAGTCAATGTAGTTATCGGTGCTTTGTATTTCTAACGCAGGGTTAAACAAACCAACTAACTGTTCAAACAATTGAAGTTTTTGTTTGTGATTGCTGGTCCAGATGTCAAGTTTCAATTCCATGTCATAAGGCACGGGCATAGTACGCTCGATAGTAAATGCATTGCCTTGACGATTTTCAAATTCTTGAGTATCTTCGTTGTAATATTTTTGTCGAATATGCATCTTACCAATAAAGTTAGGTTCTTGTACACGAGCTCGATCGTAACTCATGCCGCTGATGTAAACTGTCATTGCAGGCACTGTAGGTAAAATACTACCAGAGTTCTGACTAATAATAGATTGAACTTGTCGACTCCCATCTCCCCAATAAACAGGTACACGTTGTAGAGTGTTGTTGCCAAATTCTACTTGAAATCCTGAAATTAGTCGAATAAACTGTGCTAAAAATCGCTCAATTTGAGCGTCGTAGAAAAAAGATTGTAAGGCTGCCATTATAAATTATCCGCTGAAGGACGCAGTGCTTGACTCAAGCTCTGACGTTCGTTGATTACATGTTCGTATACTGTATATTCTAATACGCTTCCAATCGGCAATAAATTAGTTGTAGTGAACGAAATATTACCTGCTGTGTTGCCCATAGTATTAGATATTTTTGCACCATTTAAAAACGTTCTAACTCCGTAGGTGCTTACATATGGTGTTTTAGTTACTACAGTACCATAAGGGCTGGTATTGCTCAATGTAAATGTTAAGGTTGCAGCATTTGCTAATGGTGTATATGGACTTGAAATTTTAATAGCGTCCCATACTACAGCATTGCTCATAAATTTATTAGAGTTATTAACAAAACTGCTGCGTTGTGTTAGGTTATTTGGACCAGGAGTTAAATTAGTACGAACTGCATCTTCTACTTTAACCCAACGTCTACTGTCGTATCTGAACAATCGATTAGGCATATAGTCTAATCGTAGGAAATAATCTCCGACATTAGCATCTAACGGAAAACTAATACCTGCTGCAACAGCCTGACCACTTGGTAGAGACCCGTCGCCGGTTAAATATCCGTTTACTTTCTGTGTAGTTGTTACATACTGCTCGCTGGTATTTCGATTAGCTTCGCTGGCATCTTCGGTGATTGAGCTGGCATCTAATGCACCAGCATCTGATAAGCCCGGTAATACATAAATTTGGCTGGTATCGTACCCGCTCTTAGGCACATCGTCCTCTGCACGTTGTACAATAGCATCATTAATGCCGATGAGTGTGTTATATGTAGTAAGCAAGTCGCCTAACGAGGTCTCGCCAGGATCAAATTCGCCATTACCATTGTTATCAACGCCTGGTAAGTTATCAAGTATGTCTCTGTATTCTTGACTGTCTACCAACGGTTGAAGTTTGACACGCCACAAGTGTGGATACCACAAAGGACTAAATCCTTCTGCTGCACGAGTAGCGTCTTGGATTACATAATAACGTTTAAGTGCCGCTCCGATGGTATCATCTAAAGGATAGAAGTCTTTAAGAAAAGGCATCTCAAGCACATCACCTACCATAATCTTACGGCCAAGTGTGTCGATCATATCGTTTAAATGGAACGTAGCAAATATAGTATCGCCAGTTAAGAATAGACCAAATTGCTGTAGGTCAAAGTCGCTGTCAATCATGCGGAATTGTGTGCGCATAGTATATACACTGGTATCATACTTGCGATCTCTATTTTCCAAAAACAACATATCTTGTATGCTGGTAATACCTGTGTTGCCAGGTTCGGAATTACTAATAAATCCAGTATCAAGTAAGCCAATGTACTTGTGTAGATTAACATCAACTCCGCCTACAGTAAATTGTTCACTGATATTTCTATCAATAAATTTATAATCGTTGCCCTTATTTGGACGATAGAGTGAAAGACGCGGCATTACTATATCCTGTTATCAAGTATTTATCGCCGATTGACAACGGCATCAAATGATAGTATACTTATAAAACTATGAGTAACCAAATACAATCAAGTTTAGATTGGCCCACTACGCAAACAGCATTAGAAGCACCACTGCGTCGTATGAACAAGTACACAAACGAAATGTGGAATATTAGTCATAATATTGGTTTAATGGTTAAAGATCTAAGTAAAGAAGAAGTAAATTGTCGCAGACAGCAGAAGCAGACCAGACAACACAAAGAAATGTTGGCTAAGATAAACGAAGAAATAACTAACTACGAACGCATGATAACTTTTGCAGTATTATTAGCAGGTTGACTTTTTACAGAAAGACTATATAATGTTAATTATGACAATAGAAGAAGCACACGCCGCAGTACAGTTTTACGGACACGATCTATGGAAGTCTTTAGCAAAAATGGATAGTGAATGGGACGACTTAGATATATACGATAAGACGGCATACAAAATGGTTAAACGAGAATTAGAAAAGGAAATGTCAAATGGTTGATATTATTAAAGAAACGTTGGCCAACGGTGAAGAATACCAATTTGATTTAGATGTATGTACTGATGCAGCTGATGATGTTTTAGAAGAACTATATAACATGGAAGGAACTGTAGAAAATTTTGATTTTACAGCTTCTGTTTTTAGTTTGTTTGTAAGTAGTATTCAGATACTTGCCGCTTCTGGGTGGTCTGCTACAGAATTGATGGAAGAAGTAGCATATCATTCCGCAGAACAAAATATTAATACCAAACATTAAAAGGAATTCACATGGCAATTAAGATTGATGGCGCAAAGAAAAAAACCAAAGTATCACGAGATCCTATTTTTGCAGACGAAAAAGCAGTAGGTAGTGAGCCAATCTGGGATACCGAACGTGCTCTTAAGATGGAAGATAGTGAATTTGATCACTATATGAGACAGAGTCTACGCTACTACAACTATTTTTATTCAAGTAAAGACTTAAAAAAATATCTTGTAGATTGGCTAAAACAGACTGCAGGTGTTGCCCATAAACTTGATGCGGCAACTATTACACGTTTTGCTAAAAGCACAGACGGCTATACCCCCTTAACTGCGCCTGCACTAATCAAAGCACACACTAAAGGTATGCCATTACGTGAACGTGAGATTAAGTATATCATTGGTGTTGTTAACCGTGCATTAGAAATGGACGACCAAGACGAAAAAGTAGTTGAGGTTGTAGTAGACAAGACTAAACCCGCAATCAAAGCGCCAACTATTCAAGACCGTATGAATGAGATTATGAAAACTCATATTCTACACTTTGAAGAGTTAGAAGATAGCCTATACGAAGGTGCTACAGTAGATCCAAAAGCATATGAATATCTAAGTGGTAAAAGTGTACCGCAAGCTATGTTGGGTAAAATACAGGCTGTGTTCGAACGTCGCTATGCTGAAATCACAGAAGCTAAGACAACTAAAGACGAAGATCTTAAAGATGCTTATGCTTATATGAAAGCCGCAGACTACAAACGCTACGATGCTTTCTATACTAAGTTGTTTGAAGGTATTGCACAGTACGGACAGGTTAAGAAAGCAACTAAGAAAGCGGCCGTACGTAAACCGCCACAAAAAGAGAAACTTGTTGCTAAACTTAAATATCAAAAAAACGATACAACTACTAAACTTGTAAGCGTTAATCCGGTAGACATCATAGGTGCTACTGAACTTTGGGTCTACAACACTAAAACACGTAAGCTGGGCAAGTATGTAGCAGAAGAAATGGGCGGCGCACTTGGTGTTAAAGGTACTGCTATAACAGGTTTTAACGAGTCTAAAAGCGTACAAAAAACTTTACGTAAGCCAGAGCTACAGTTAAAAGAGTTTATGACGGCAGGAAAGATCCAATTACGTAAATTCTTAGATGATATTAAAGCAACTGAAATTAAATTAAACGGTCGTATTAATTCAGATACTATTCTACTTAAAGTAGCTTAAACTTTAAATTATCCTGTTGTCGATAATAAATACACGATAACAGGATAATTTAAATGTCTTTATTACCAGCAAACGTAGCGGCAGATTCAAATTTTACTACTAATCAAAGCCTGCAATCAAAATCGTTATTTAATCAATCTACTGGCACAGGTGCTGGGCATATTGCATTTGATGCTAATTTACAAGCACAACTTGACACAGTAGTTAATCAACAGAACGAAATTACTGATTATATTCGTTTACGTTTGGGCTACGGTATGGTTGATGTTGAAGCCGACAAAGAACATTTTGATATGGGCATCAAACAGGCTCTTATACGCTACCGTCAACGTAGTAGCAATAGCGTAGAAGAAAGTTATGCATTTTTAGATCTACGTCCCGAAACGCAAGAGTACATATTGCCAAATACTATTGAAAATATACGTGCAGTTTATCGCCGCGGTATTGGTAGCGTAACAGGAACAACAGCAAGTCAATTTGAACCATTTGCCAGCGGATATCTAAACACTTATATGTTAGTAGCTGGTCGAGTCGGTGGACTAACAAACTATGAATTGTTTGCAGACTATCAAAAACTTGCCATGCGAATGTTTGGCGGGTTTATGAATTTTACTTGGAATAAAGTTACAAAAAAATTAACCATAGTTCGTAAAATGCCATTTCAGGGTGCTAACCCAAGTGAAAGTGTAACAGAGAGTGTGTTATTACATCTTGATAACTATAAACCAGACATGATGTTACTCAATGATCGTACTGCATTTCCTTGGATACAAGACTACGCATTGGCATTGGTTATGATTTCAGTAGGTAATGCACGTGAAAAATTTGCATCAATTGCAGGCCCACAAGGCGGCACTACACTAAACGGTCAAGCATTAAAAGCTGAAGGGCAAGCACTGTTAGACAAGTTAGATTTAGACATAGCTAATTTTGTTGATGGTGGCTCACCAATGACATGGGTTATGGGTTAATTTTAACCAAACTGTTAGACTTTGTAATATTTCCGTAATACAATATATACATCATCAGGGGATTTCAATGAGTTCAATTATCGCCATCTGCGGTTTCATCGGGTCAGGCAAAGACACTATTGCTGACTATCTTGTTAATTTTCATGGTTATAAAAGAGAGAGTTTTGCCAACAGCCTTAAAGATGCTGTAAGTGTAGTGTTTGGATGGGACCGTGAGATGTTAGAAGGTCGTACTAAACAAAGCCGTGAGTGGCGAGAAACTCGAGACGAATGGTGGAGCAAACGCCTAAAGCAAGACATTACACCACGTTGGGTCTTACAGTATTGGGGTACAGAAGTAGTACGCAGAGGCTTCCATGATGATATGTGGGTAGCCAGTTTAGAGAACCGTCTGCGTCAAACACAGGATGACATTGTTATCACCGATTGCCGTTTTCCAAATGAAATTAAAGCACTTAAGAATATTGGAGCCAGAGTACTCAGAGTTAAACGTGGCCCAGAACCTGAATGGTATGAAGCTGCTGAAAACTATAATGCTGGTAAAAAACGTATTGGATGGGCACTTGGTAAAGAAGTATTAACTAAAGCTAACGTTCATGCCAGTGAATACAGTTGGGTGGGTAGTGATTTTGATGCACTAATTAACAATGATGGTACTGTAGAAGATTTGTACAGCCAAATTGAACTATTTTTAGATATTAGTAATCAGGAACAAGATCTCCCTGACGCCAACCTAACCCTGATTTAGATATTTCAATCTGACAATTAGCACAAACCGTTTTAAGATTGCTTAGAAGTGTATTATTTAAATTCCCGTCAGCATGATAAACGAATAACTGTTCTTTATATTTTGCCTTAAAACCACAATGTTCGCAATGTGGTTTTTTCTTATATCCTGCTTCTAACCATTTTGGTTTAGGTACGGGCATATTCTTTTTCTTCCGAATACAACTATCACACCGAGTCCTGTAGTAGATTTTGTCGTCGCGTTTATAGTTGACTGCTACTGGTCTCTTCCCACAACTTGTACATAATTTTCGCCATTGCATATACTTACTTATGCGAACCTTTAAAAGGGCACCGTAACAGCCAAAAAATATCATATTATAATAAATAGTTTAAAGTAACCTATAATGAGGAACACATACTATGGCATTAATTTCCCCAGGAGTCCAAGTAACAGTATCAGATGAGAGCCAATACACGCCAACCGCGGCTGGTTCTATTGCATACGTTTTAGTTGCGACTGCTCAAGATAAAATAAACCCAAGCGGAACTGTAGCAGCAGGTACAACTTTAGCTAACGCAGACCGAATTCTTACAGTAACAAGTCCAAGAGAACTTGTTAGTTTATTTGGTACACCAACATTCAAAACTGATGCAGGTGGAAACCCAATCCATGCAAGCGAGCAAAATGAATATGGTTTATTAGCTGCATATTCAGCTCTTAGCGCAAGTAACCAAATGTATATCCAACGTGCAAACGTCGACTTGGATCAACTAACTGGAACAAGTATTCGCCCAACAGGCGAGCCAACTGACGGCACATACTGGTTAGATCTTGACAATACTAACTTTGGTATTTTTAGCTGGGACACTGAAGGGCCAGGATTTACTGCAGAAGCTCCGCTTGTTATCACAGACGAAGATCAAATGCTAAACGGGGTACCAATTAACTCAGTAGGTAAAATTGGCGATTATGCTGTTGATGTTACTACAACAAAAAACAAGGTATACTACAAAGGATATCGTAATCTATGGAGCCAAGTTGGTACAGATAAATGGAAAGCTAACGTACCAGTAATTACAAGTCAAATTGCTAATGCAGGTAACTTGACAATTTGGGATAAAATTCATATCAATGGCGAAACAATTACAACTAGTGCAATCACAATGACAGGTGTTGCAACTGCGATTAATGTGGGTATGAACGGTAAAGGTGTTACTGCACGTGTAAACTCAGTTGGCCAATTGGAAATTTTCGCAGACGGTACAGCTGCAAGTTCAGGTAACCTAAGTTTACCAGACGGTAAACTATACATTGCTAAAGGTACAGCGTTTGGTTACGGTAACGCTGATGTAGCAGACAAAATTGGTTTGTTTACCAGCTATGACGGTACAGCAAATAACAAAACACTATTAGGCCCAACAATACATTATGGTAGTTACACAAATGTTCCAGCATGGAGAGTAACTGATACAGGAACTACTCGTCCGTTTGGTTCAGTGTGGTTTAAAACTTCAGCAACTGGTAACGGTGCTAACTGGGCTGTTAAAGAATATAGCAGTGCATTGCAAGAATGGCAAACACTATCTGCTCCTGTATACTCAAGCGACACAGCAGCTATCCAAGCATTAGATTTAGCAGGTGGCGGCGCTGGTTTAGAAGCAGGCAGTATTTACATTAAGTATAATGTTGACAGCGACAACACTGGATCATTTACTCCGTATATTAAAAATGTACAAGGAGTATTAAAAGTTACAGGAAATGTTGCAGGTGGATCAGCAACATATAGTGTAAATGATACCTTTACTTTAGAAGTTAGCGTTCCTGGTACTACAGTAACATCATCGGCACTGGTCACTGTAACTGGTAACGTTACTGCTACAGCACAAGATTTGGTTGGTAGCATTTTATCAGCAGGATTACCAAATATTAGTGCTGCTATTGAACCAAGTGGTGCTATTAGTATTAGTCACTTAGCTGGCGGTACAATTAAAATTACCAAAGGTGTTGGTAATCCATTGATGGTGGCAGGTATTTTAGTTGACAGTAAAGTACAAGTGCTATCAACTGGTACAGTTTACTTAGCAAGCCCATTTACAACATTGACCTATTTTGCCAGCACTGATGCTCCTTACAGCAATCCAGAAGATGGTAGACTTTGGTATTATAACGAAGCGTTTGAGGCTGATGTCCTAATACATGATGGTACAGGTTGGAAAGGATATCAAAATGGTGGTACTGATGCACGTGGTTATACACTAAATGCAACAGATGACGCAGGTGTAATTTTTGCTGCAAGTCAACCAACAAAACAAAGCGACAATATTAACCAATTGGTTGCAGGTGATTTATGGGTAGACACAGGTGATTTAGAAAACTATCCAGTATTATATCGTTACAATGGCGCAACATGGGATCTAATTGACAAAACAGACCAAGTTTCAGCAGACGGTATTGTGTTTGCAGATGCACGTTGGTCAACAAATGGTAACGTTAATCCAATCACAGATGACATTACCCCAACAGCTGATTTATTAACCAGCAACTATTTAGATATTGATGCTCCAGACTATCAAGCATATCCACGTGGTACACTACTATGGAATACACGTCGTAGTGGATTCAACGTTAAACGCTTTGACAGTAATGCATTAGCAGAAGATACAACATCAACAGTTAATGCTACATGGATAACATCAAGCGGTATTGATCCAACAACAGGTGTTCCGTACTTTGGTCATAAAGCACAGCGTAGTGTTATTGTAAATGCAATGAAACAGGCTATTGCTTCAAGTACATCACTACGTGAAGAACAAACACAGTTTAACTTAATTGTATGTCCAGGATATCCAGAATTAATCCAAGACATGATTACATTAAACAATGATCGTAAACAAACAGGATTTATCATTGGTGACAGTCCATTAACATTGAATTCAAGTAGCACAGCAGTTGAAGCATGGGCTAAGAACTCAGGATTAGTTGTTGATAATGGCGAAGACGGTTTAGTAAGTACAAGTGAATACTTGGCTGTTTATTACCCAAGCGGATTTGCAACTAATTTAGATGGCAACAGCGTAGTTGTTCCGCCAAGTCATATGATGTTACGTACATTTATCCGTAGCGACAATGTTTCATATCCATGGTTTGCACCAGCTGGTGTACGTCGTGGTGTATTAGACAATGTTAGCTCAATTGGTTACGTTGATGTTAATGACGGAAATCTATTTAAGAGCATTGGTGTTACAGCAGGTCTACGTGATGTAATGTATGCTAACAGACTAAACCCAATTACAAACTTACCAGGTGTGGGATTAGTAGCATACGGTCAAAAAACACGTGCTGCAATGACATCAGCGATGGATCGTGTAAACGTGGCTCGTTTAGTGTGCTACTTACGTACAGTGCTTGATCAAGTTGCTCGTCCGTTTGTATTTGAACCAAATGACACAATTACACGTAATCAAGTTAAAGCAGGCTTTGAAGCAGTGCTTAACGATTTAGTTGCAAAACGTGGTTTATACGACTACTTGGTTGTTTGTGATACATCAAACAACACACCAGATCGTATTGATCGTAATGAATTGTATGTTGATATTGCAATTAAACCAGTTAAAGCAATCGAATTTATCTATATTCCAGTTCGATTAGTAGCTACAGGAGCACCGTTAGCTATAATTTAGTTTACCTAAGTCAGAGGTTAACCCCTCTGATTTTTGGTAAGAAAATAGATAAATATTATAAAGATAAAGGGAACACAAGATGGCAACATCATCATTAAATAAATTTACAGTACCGCTATCTAGCAACCAAAGTGCAACGTCACAAGGTTTGCTAATGCCAAAACTCAAATATCGTTTTAGAGTGACATTTGAAAACTTTGGTGTAAGTCAGCCAACTACTGAATTAACAAAACAAGTAATGGATTTTAAACGACCTCAAATATCATTTGACGCTAAAGAGATTCCTATCTACAATAGTAAAATTTACTATGCCGGTAAACCTACATGGGAAACAGTTACATGTAATTTACGTGATGATGCAGGTGGTCAAGTTACTAAATTGGTTGGTGAACAATTACAGAAACAATTTGACTTTATGGAACAAGCAAGCGCATCAAGCGGTATTGACTATAAATTTATTACACGCTTTGAAGTATTAGATGGCGCCAATGGTGCAACAGAAATTAACGTTCTCGAAACATGGGAAATGTATGGTTGCTTCTTGTCACAAACTGACTATTCAAATGCTGAATATAGTTCAGACGACCCAATGTCAATATCACTAACTATTCGCTATGATAATGCTATCCAAACTGCTGGTACAGTGGGCGTGGGTACATTAATCAAACGTGATTATATTAAATCAGCTGCAGGTGTAGGTTCTATTACTGGCTAATAGTCAGACGAAAAGTAATAAAAGCCCGATTAAATATCGGGCTTTTTTATTGGCTAAATATATAAAACAGGATGTGCTATGGCAAATTTATTTAATCAGTTCTTATCTGGAATAGCTTCTACAGATGAAATCAGAGATTATCAGCACGCGGCAAAAACATTCGTCGACGGGTTATATAGATTAAGCCCCAAAGTCAATAGTCTATTCCATGTGTTTATTGAATTAAATCCAGCAGTAGCCAAAGAAGATCCACAAAATCCTAATAATTTATATGAGTTAGGATTATTAGCCAAAACAGTACAACTGCCTAAGTTCTCAATTCAGAATAAAACATTAAATGCATACAACAGAAAAAATGTAGTTCAAGAACGTATATCATATGATCCTGTTACTATGACATTCCATGATGATGCAGCTGATGTAGTTCGTAACTTTTGGGAAGGTTACTATAGCTATTACTATAGAGACAGTGATCACTCGGCTGCTTTGTATCAGCAAGAGCACAAATACGTAGAGCGTCAGGCACAAAACTGGGGCTTCACTCCTCGTTACATAGGTCCAGGAACACCGCATTATATTAATGCTATAAGAATTTACAGCCTGCATCAGAAATCTTTTAGTAGTTACATTCTATTTAGACCAACAATAACAGGATTTGAACATGGACAACATGCACAAGGTGAGTATGATCTATTAGAAAATTCTGCAACATTTGCATACGAAGCAGTACAATACGAATACGGCGCGGTACGTGAGGGCTCGGTATTAGGCTTTAATATTATGCATTACGATACTACACCAAGTCCGTTAACATCGTTGGGCGGCGGAACAACCAGCATCTTAGGTCCAGGTGGAGCAGTTTCGGGCGCAGGGGACGTGATTAATAATCTGCAAAACGGTAATTTTGGCGCTGCGGCGGCAGGATCACTAAACATGTTTAGTAATTTTAAAAATACTAGTTTAACAGCAGTAGCTACCGGAGAGTTAAAACAAACAGCAATAAACATATTACGTGGACAAAATAATCAAAGTTCAATTTTTGTACCTACTGCTGCCAGTGTAAAAGAAGGACTTAGCAAGTCTATATTCGGTAAACCCACTGCCGCAGCGGGCGGATTACCTAACATCAATTCTCAAGCATCGAAACTACCTAATGTAAATTCTCTCGTGCTAACTAAGCCTGAATTTTAATAGGATACAATTATGGCTACTACAAATTACAGTAATTTACCACCAATCGAGTCAACAAACAACACTACTGAGTTTTTTGATAATTTTTTTAAACAACCAATCCCTGGAGTTAGTTCAAACGTAAACGATGCAGTAATTGGTTACTTTCAATCAATTACCGGCGATCGCGAAGCTGGTGTAGCATTAGCGTCAGCAGTGTTGCTTACAGCGGCACAACAGGGAATAACACCGATGGAGGTTGTCGATCAATTCAACCGTGTTACTGATCCAGGTGAACTTACTGCTTATCTGACTATGTTTTTAAATCTTAATAGACAAGGTACAAGTTTATTAGGACTAAGCAACCAACCTCAGACCAACAAGTATGTAACAAGAGCAATACTACCTTAACATCATGGCCAAGTACGCTAACGGCAAATTTAAAATTAAGAATTTAGAAAAGTATATAGGTAAACGTGCACCTACATACCGTAGTAGTTGGGAATTTGCGTTTATGAACTTCTGCGACAACAATCCCGCAGTAACACAATGGGCCAGCGAGAGTATACAAATACCATATTATAATCCAGTGTTAGGCAAACAGACAATCTATGTTCCAGATTTTGTTATAGTATATCAGGATGCTGGCAGAAAACAACATGTTGAAGTAGTTGAAATTAAGCCTATGTCACAGACCACAATGGAAAGTGCTAAATCAGTTAAAGACAAGTATAGCGTAGCAATTAACATGGCCAAATGGGCTGCCGCAGATGCTTGGTGCAAGGCCAACAATATGCGATTCCGTGTAATAACTGAGCATGATATTTTTAAGAATCTTAAACGTTAATAAATATCTGTATGGAAAAAATTAAATTAAAATTCGTTGAAGTATTTTACGGATACCGTTGTAATTTGTCTTGTCAAGGATGTACAAGTGCATCCGACGTAGTTAAAACAACAGACTCAGACCCCAGTTTAGAATCTATATTTTTAAGCGTTGAACAATTAAGTAACTATGTCTATCCTGAAAGTGTGGATCTTATGGGAGGAGAATTATTCCTATATTGGGACAAAGTTGTACAAATTGTTCCGGTGATTCGAAAATACTTTCCTACCAGCAGAATCTCATTGGTTACTAACGGCCTACTATTGCCTAAATACAAAGAACAGCTATTAGAGTTATGTGAAACTTATCATCCATGTACAATAGATATAACTAACCATTTTACTTTGTTTTCGAAAGATGTAAGAACTAAAAAATATCAGAAAAAATTAGATGCTTTTTTATCTACCCTAACGAAAACTGAAGAAATTAAATGGAAAAATCCAATTGAACATTTAAGAACACACAAGACTCCTGACATTGAAAACCCAAAAGAACTGTTAGTGCAAAAACAGATATACAAAGACGACAAAATATACGTCAAACTATATAATCAACAGGCATTTGTTTCTTCCTATTATAAAACAGAAGACGGAAAAATCAAACCTCACGCAACCAATGACCCTGATGGATCATATGCAAATGGATGCGCTATGCCCTATCGTTATTTTTTAAGAGACAGTAAACTATATAAATGTAGTTGGTTTTCTGTACTACCTGAAATATTAAAATCATATGGTCAAGAAGATGACCCAGACTGGCAGAAATATTTGGCATACCAACCAATAGATCTTAACAACCCTACCGTTGAGTCATTGGAAGAATTTGATAGAACTAAGCGTGCAGGCATATCTTTGTGTGACATGTGTAGTAATAACCCAAACAACGCAGTGGTGCACACCAGAGACCAAGTGTTACCTGCCAACAACTAACCTAAGAACAAATCACTATGACCGATAAACTTTCTAAACTTTTTAATCTTCCAGTCAGCGAAGATATTGCACCAGAGGAATCAATGACTTCTATAGAAGAAAATCGTGACATGATCGAAGCAGTGGATCTTGCTATAGATAAAATTGATGCGGCACTGCCTTTTGTTAATGATTTAGATCAAAGCGACAATGAGCTTGACGAATTAAGTGACCTTGCAAAAGAAAAATTTCAAGACCTAATAGATTTAGGTATGAATGTAGAAGCACGCTTTAGCGGACATATCTTAGCCACAGCGGGCACCTTACTTGGACACGCTATCACAGCTAAACAGGCTAAATTAGATAAAAAACTACGTATGGTCGATCTACAGCTTAAAAAAGCACGATTAGACCTGCAGATTGCACAAGCTGATAAGAAAACAGACGGCGATAAAATTGTAGACGCTGAAGATGGCCAAGCTGTAGTACTTGATCGCAATGAGCTACTTAAACAATTGTTGAGTAAAAAATAACAGTGTTGATGATAAATAACACTATATATGGATTTTAACTTATGAAGAATTTTTTAGAATATCTTACCGAAAATCAAAAAACTTACGAATTTCGAATTAAAGTAGCTAACTGCGATCCAAAAGATAAAATGGAAGAGCTAAAAGCAGGGTTAGCAGGTTATGTTGTTGACAGCATCAGTGCTCCTAAAACATTACCAATTCAAACAAATGATATTGATTTTCCGAGTATGAGTAACTGTGAAATTTATCTAATGGATGCTGTATTCAAATATCCGTTAAATGATGATCAATTACGTGCAATTGTTAGTGAACGTTTATGCTGCCCACAATCACAGGTTGTTGTAGTTTCACCCAATCATCCAGAAGAACAACGTCGTTGGAATTTAGAAGGCAATGATGTGCGTGAATATGCACCAGGTGAAGCAGTGTTAGACAAACCTTTAGAAGATAATCCTGAAGGTAAAGCTGCAGGTAAAGTATATGCAGAAGCAGGCACACTATTAAAAGAATTAAGTAAATTTAAGATTGAAATTGCAGGTACAGAAAAAGCAGATGGTAAAACATCAAATGACCTACCTGTAGGTACAACAAGCCCAATTAAAGGAAAGTAAAATGAGCAACAATATCTATAACATCTTAGGCAAACTAAAAGGTATCACAGATACTGCTGCCCTTACACCAGATACACCCACAGAACCAGTATACGAAAGCGTTGAACCACGTGGTAGTATTACTGAAGCAGTGCGTAGCTTAGAAAGCAAATATGCTACATTTAAAGAAGCGAAAGATGAATACAAATGTATTCTTCCCGATGGCTCCAACGACGTTCTATTCACAGGAACTAAAGCAGAATGTGAAGCATGGGCATCTAAAGGTGATAAAGATGTAAAAATAGTCAAGGAAGCCAAAAAAGCTAAACCAGACTTCTTAGACGTTGATAAAGATGGTGATAAAGCAGAGCCATTTAAGAAAGCTGTTAAAGATAAAAAAGCCGTTGAAGAAGGTACTATTGCTAAACCACAAACAGACCTTAAAAAACATTCAGCAACTGCAAAACGTATGACTATGCAAAAGAAAGCTGACAAGGACTGGAATGATAGTCAGGCTGCTAAACAAGCAACTAATGAAGGTCAAGGCCCTTACGAGCTATACAATCCTAAACATCCTAAGTTTAAAGCCAATCATGACAAATGGATGAAAAAGAATCCAGGCAAAAAGTTAGCAGACTTTGTTGCGGCAATGAAAAAGAAAGAAGCCACTATGAACGAGGCTGTAGATGATCTAACAGATTTAGATGCTTATCAGTTTGCTGATCCAGACAAAGATGTTAGTGTATCTCCAGCGCAGGCAAAGAAAGATGCAGCAGAAAAACGTCGTCGTTTACAAGATATTGAAGACCGCAAAGCAGAAAAAGATGATTGGTTTAGCGGCAACAATAAAGCACCTAATGTTCGTATACATAAGGCAAACTATCAAGATGACACAGATGATTTAGATGAAGAAACTTCAGCTACAGGTGGCGAACTTACTAAGAAAGGTAATGTAACTACACACAAAGCTAAAAAATACGGTGGCGAAGAAAG